CCCAGCTTTTTCATGAATGCCATGGTACAAATGCCAGATCACGGGGAGATTCAACTTGATAGTTTCAAAAACTACGAGCTGGGATTCAGCGGACACTTTCACAAACGACAGCAACAGCGCAATATGATTTATATTGGCAATGCATTTCCGCACAACTATGCTGATGCATGGGATGACGAGCGTGGTATGATGGTGTTGGAATGGGGAGGACAACCCAAATACCACTCGTGGCCAGGTCAACCCACATTCCGTACAGTGACTCTAAGCCAATTGATTGACAAAGCGGACTCTATAATCTTGCCCAAGCAACATCTTCGTGTTACACTAGACATAGATATCAGCTACGAAGAAGCCAGTTTCATAAAAGAAAAGTTCATCACGGACTATAACATACGCGAACTAACACTTATTGCCGAAAAGAAAGCATCAGAAATCAATACTGACATTGACATTCAAGCATTTGAAAGCGTGGATCAAATTGTCAGCAGTCAGATCATAAGCATTGACAGCGATACTTATGATAAAAATATTTTGTTAAACATCTACAACAGCCTATGAGTATAAAATTAAAAGAATTAACAGTTAAAAATTTTATGAGCGTGGGAAATCAAACCCAAGCTGTGAATTTTGCACAAGAAAATTTAACTCTTGTACTGGGTGAGAATTTGGACCAAGGCGGAGATGATGCTGGCAGTCGTAATGGTACTGGTAAAACCACAATTGTGAATGCACTCAGCTTTGCCTTGTTTGGCAATGCATTGACCAATATCAAAAAAGACAATCTCATCAATAAAACCAACAACAGAAACATGTTGGTCACACTGGCATTTGAAAAAAATGGTGTGGATTATCGTATCGAACGGGGTCGCAAGCCCAACATTTTGCAATTTTTTGTAAATGATCAGGCACAAGAAACTGAAGAAGTGGATGACAGCCAAGGCGATGTTAGAGAAACGCAACGAGATTTGGAAGATCTGCTGGGCATGAGCCATGACATGTTCAAGCATATTGTTGCTCTTAACACCTATACCGAGCCATTTCTCAGCATGCGAGCCAACGATCAGCGTGTGATTATTGAACAGTTGCTGGGTATCACACTGTTAAGCGAAAAGGCAGAAGCACTAAAAGAATTAGTTAGGCAAAGCAAAGAAAATATCATTCAAGAAACTGCCAATATTGAAGCCATAAAAAAAAGCAATGAAGGAATTCAAAAAAGCATTGACAGCTTTTTGACGAAACAGTCAGCTTGGCGCAATCAGCATGCCACAGAACTTGAAAAAATAGGTCGTGCCATTGTTGAACTTGAAAATGTGGACATAGAGGCAGAGCTGTCCAAACATGCCGAACTCAAACACCATGATGAAAAATCAGCCAAACTCAAAAGTCTAAACAAAGAAAGAGCAACCGTGGACAGCGCTATTGCCCAAGCAGAGCGAAGCGTCACCAAGTATGAGCGCGAGCTGACTTTGTTGACAAACAAGACCTGTCATGCTTGTGAGCAGGAGTTGCATGATCACAAGCATGAGGAAATGACAACTACCGCGCAGAATCACTTGCAAGAGGCTTGCAAATATTTTGACAAAGTAACCAAGGATCTTGGCAAAATACAAACAGAAATTGCCAGTCTGGGAGAGTTGACTGCTCGTCCTAACACATATTACGACACAGTAGAACAGGCTCTCAAGCATCAGAACAATTTGAAAACTTTGGAAACACAACTCACTGTGAAGGCAGGAGAAAGTGACATATATCAAGAGAACATTGACGAACTCACCAACACAGCCTTGCAAGAAGTGTCATGGGACACTGTGAACGCCTTGAACAGTCTCAAAGAACATCAAGAGTTTTTGCTCAAACTGCTCACAAGCAAAGACAGTTTTATCCGTAAAAAGATCATAGATCAGAACTTGGCCTACTTGAATAACAGACTAACTTACTATTTGGACAAGATGGGCTTGCCTCACACTGTGGTGTTTCAAAACGATCTCACTGTGGAAATCACACAGTTGGGTCAAGATCTTGACTTTGATAACCTAAGTAGGGGAGAACGCAATAGACTGATTCTGGGCATGAGTTTCAGTTTTAGAGATGTGTGGGAAAGTTTGTATCAAAATATCAATTTGTTGTTTGTTGACGAGCTGATTGATAACGGATTAGACGCATCGGGTGTTGAAGGAGCCTTGGCTGTGCTCAAAAAAATGAGTCGCGAACGCAAAAAGAACATTTTCTTGATAAGCCATAAGGACGAGTTGATTGGTCGTGTTAACAATGTGCTCAAGGTTATAAAAGAAAACGGATACACCAGCTATGCAAACGACTTGGAAATAAATGAGTAAGCATGTAGAGCCGTCGCCGTATCAGAATGAAGAGAGCCATGAACAACTCATGGCAGCTTTTCGAGAATATTTTAAGGCCAATCAAGACTGGCAAAGCAAAGGCACACGCAGGGCAGGCGAAAATATGCGCTACTGGTTAGCGCAGATTAGAATCATAGCAAAGCAGAGACGGGAACATGTTCAACAGTATCGTGTGTATTTGGATACAGCTAAACATGAACGCAAGGCAAATCAAAAGGCACTGGGCGAGGATCAAGATAGCACTAACTAGTGTATGTCTTGGTACTACGGAAATAATTTAATCACAGAATTGCCCGAGGATTGTGTTGGGTTTGTTTATCTCATAACAAACACAGTCACTGGGCGTATGTACATAGGCAAAAAACTAGCCAAATTTGCAAAAACCACTTACAAAATGGTCAAGCTAAAAAACGGCACCAAGAAGAAAAAGAAAATCCGCAGCAAAATTGACAGCGATTGGCAGGACTATTATGGTTCCAGCGATGAGTTAGGCAAGGATGTTGTGCAGTTAGGTCAAGAAAACTTTCGCAGGGAAATACTATTTTATTGTAAGTCCAAGGCAGAAACGTCATACATCGAGGCACGAGAACAATTTACACGCAGGGTATTGGAATCTGACGAATACTACAACGGTCAGATATCAGTTCGTGTCCACGGCTCCCACATCAAAGGCAAAAAATTAAACGGTTAAAGCAAGCACAAGCTAATTTCATGTGCCCGTATACCTGGATCTAGGATCGCAGGGAAGGAAGTCTCCAGCCGTAGGAGCACTCAACCACTATCCTTAACAGGACGAGGATCGCAAAATGCCGCGGTTTGGTTGTTTTAGCATGTATTTTAAGGCACAAGGAAGGGTAGTAGCCCTACATTTGCAAGCAAGTTAGCGTTTGTTTGCAAGTCGCCGTCATATAAAGACACAGCTCGAGGTACCGGATGACCGCCTCTGTAACTGCTGTAACGCTAAGTGATATTGTTCAACTCGGATAATGTTTTTTACTTTGCCCGCAAGGGCAAAGTGTGACTGAACAATCTGGATAATATCTTAACGCTTCGCGTTTTAAATGTTGTCTTGGAAATACATCAGTTCGAGCGAAAGCGAAGAACAGAAGAACGCAAGTTCTTCTTTAATGTGTTGATAAATATCATTATGAAAATATATGAAATAATCTCTGAAAGTTCTATCCAAGAAGGTATTGTAGCAGATATTCTAGGTGGCGTTGCCAAGTATGGCGGCAAAGCAGCTAAATTCTTCAAAGGTGATAAAGAACTAGTTGCGGCTACAGCTGAAGAAATTGCCAAACTAGGTAAAGCTAGAGGTATAGACATTGAGGCAGCTGCTGCCTTGAAAACAAGAAGAGATGCAGCAGATATTGCTGCAAGAATGAGACGCACAGGCGAAACTGAAGCAGAAGCTGCTGAGTACTTGGGAATCACCAAGGATCCTGCTATTCTCAAGAAAGCCACTGACCAAGCCAAGATACAAGCTGGTCTTGATACTGTGGGCTTGGGCAAATTAACTGCCATGAGTGCAGGCAAAGCAGCTGTGAAAACTGCCTTAGTTGGCTGGAATCTTAAAGAACTAGTACAACCTTATTTGGATTTTGTAAGCAAAATGGATGGTTACAAAAAAACCAAATTAGACACAGGTGCATGGACTGAAGACGAATACAATGCGGTACTGAATCAGGAAGCCACTATCATGTTGGCACGGTGGGCAGCTGTGCTTGCTGGCGGCACTGTATTTTATGCACTGACTGGTGGCCCGTTTTTGAGAAAACTCACTAGCAAAATTCCTGGATTCAATACAGTATTGCTAGGCGGTGCGGTTGC